CCTTGACAAACTTAAGATCCCCCACATCTGGGTTCATTCTAATTCTATGCAAGAATTCAACTATTTGATCTCTAAGGATTATATCCTTTCCCTCCCTTAGGTCGTCACGAACTATCGTGATTAAGAGCGGAAGTGTAGGGAAGTCCTTGTACTTGAGATAATAAGAAAAGTACTTATCTGAGAGATATCTCAGGTACTTTAAATCAAAGTATGTCGGAGTCATAACCTCAGACATTTGTGTGGACCAGTTCTTGTCAGTGATTAAGCACTGAAAGATTTTCTCCTGGAAGGATTTACCATATTGCTTAAAATGTGGAGTGCCTTCAGGAGCAAACTCATTTATCATTACTACGTTTTCCAATGTTCCTCATTGATAGAAAAAGGTGATCGACATCAAGATTTTGAATTCCATTCTTTATCATCATCCTGATTAGTGATATTTTATTTGGTGCGGGACTAAAAGTATCAATTGAACTTTCAATCTTTTTAATTTGTTGTGGAGATAGGTTTGAAGTATCTAGATATGTTAGCTTCCAGTTTGTTCTAATTAGGTTCTCACTAGCTGCTATTTCTTGAAAAATCTTTGGTGATCTCTTCTCTTGAGCTCTTTCTCTGGCATGAGATATTATGTCTAATATAGTGCAGTCATCATCTGTAGATAGCGCAGGAAATCTTTTTGATACAGTCTTAAATCCCGCACCCTTTACACCCTTTATATTGTCAGAAGGATCACCACATATAGACTTTGCAAGACAGAAATTATTTGGGCTTATTGCAAACTTTTTTAATACTTCATTCTTATTAACAAATTTCTTCCATGTGGGGGAGTAAATGACAGTCCTGGTGTCCAGTAATTGATAGTAGTCTCTATCAGAAGAGATAATAACCTTTTTATCATCTCTAAATTTATATCTAGAAAGATATCCTATAACATCGTCTGCCTCACAGCTGTCGACATACAGTTGAATTACAGGTAGATTTTTTAATGAGCTTATTAAAAAAGTAATTTGATCATTTCTATTCTCAATTGTATTAGGGATATCTTCATCCTCATAGAATCGATTTAGCTTTTGAGGTCTTCTACTCATCTTATAAGTGGGAAGAATATCTCTTCTCTTCTTAGATCCTCCACCCTCCCATACTACAACAACATCTGAGGGTGACATTTCGAGACATGTCTTCTTTAAGGCGTTTAAAAATCCAACTATTCCACCTACGTGATTGCCCTGATCACTCATTGCTGGGTGAGCTATATAGTGGCGCATGAAAAGATTAAATGCATCAACTAAAACTACGGGCCTTATTTTACTCAACTAAGTCTCACTCAATCTCAAGAGCGATTGATCTTACTTCCTCATATGATTCAATATCAATATCAGGATCTTCATTAAATTTCTTAACCATTGCAACCTCTAGCAGGTTATTAATATACTTTGAATATTCTGGATTCTTCATTATCTCATCAAACTTTGGTTTGTGAAACTTCTTTTCAATCATAACCTCACCTGTCTTGGCATCGGTCACAGTGAAGCACTTCCAGGAACCGGTTCCAGAAACCGAAACTTCCTTTCCTTCAAGCACTGCTGGCCCATTCTTTCTGAGCAGGTCAAACATCTGCTCATGCTCCTTGATTCCAACACCAAAGTGAATTTCAAAATCAATCTTCCTAAACGGAGGTGCAACCTTGTTCTTAATTGTCTTAGCAGAGACATGAATGCCTATAACATCTTCGCCTTCTTTGATTTGCTGTCCGGCACCTAGTTTAATTCTAGTTGAAGCATGAAAGGGAATAGCCTTTCCACCAGGTGTTGTATCAGGATCCCCGTACATCACACCAATCTTAGTTCGAATCTGATTAAGAATTACAAATAGCACATTCTGATTAGCAATGACCCCAGTTATCTTTCTCATTCCCTTTGAAATCGCACGTGCTTGCAAACCTATTGACTCTTTGTCATAGTCTCCAAGAAGCTCTGCTTTGGGAGAAGATGCAGCAACAGAATCCCAGACAATCGTAACGGGAAGGTCTTTATCCATCGCCTTTGCTTTCATTATTGTTGCCTCAGCAATTGAAAGAACTTCTTCTGTGCAGTGAGTGTCAACGTATACAAATCTCTTAGCAACGTCGACTCCAAGCATCTTTAAGTTCTCTACAGAAGTTGCATTCTCAGTATCGATGTAGACTACAATCCCACCCATTTGCTGAGTGGTTCTTGCAATTTGTGTTGCAATGTGAGATTTTCCAATAGAAGGTGGGCCGAATATCTCTACAATTCTTCCTTCTGGAAGGCCTCCGTCCCTTCTGTTTGAGCAGATATAGTCAAGAAGCTTTGAGCCAGTACTAATCCATCTATTCACATGAGTAGGAGATTCATCTTGACTTAAGTTATATGCTACACGGCTTCCATGCTCTTTATTAAGTGACTTAATTAGCTCACTAGTGAAATCATTTTTTTTTGCCAAACTATACACTCCGGCGGTTAAAGAGAGAGGGGTTACCCCCTCTCTCAATGTTGTCTATTCCATCAAATCTGCAAATGCATCATCAAGGGACTTGTACCCAGGACCGCTTGTGGCCTCTGTTGCCTTACTAGTAGTTGAGGAAGATCCTCCCATTGTAGTTCCCATAGAATCATCTTCAGCATCTGAGTTTAGCCAGTCGTTAATAATCTTTGTGAGCTCATCATGGGACTTGCACTCATACATCGCAGTTGGATCTGGAATGTCTGACATCCACGTGGATGCTTGAGACTTATTGGTAGAAAGGGGCGTCTCCTTTCCTCTAGGTCTAACAGTGGTGGTGGCCCACTTTCTTCCAGCTTCTCTGGTGCAAGTAACCTTCACATCACGCCCCTCTAGAGGGTCAGTAATATCACCGTAGTCCTCGTCAAGCATAATGTTAAGAAGAGACTGATATACCATCTTTCCAAATCCCCAGATCTGAACACCCTTGTCTTCCTCTCCCCGAACAATGATAGGAGCATATATTCTCATCTTTGGATAAAGCTTTTTGGCAAGCTCATAAGACTCACGAGCATCATCACCTCTAAGCTTGGTGATCAAATCCTGGATTGGATCAGGATCTCCAAACTGATATGGTGCCAATAGGCCTGGATTATTTCCAATATTATAATAGAAATAAAGCTCCTTAAAGGGCTGACCATCATTATCTGGAAAAGAGAGAAGTCTAATAGTAGAATCCTCTCCCTCTGTAGGTCGCCAAGTGGCTGACTTCTTTCTTCGGTTTCCGCTTAGTGCGTCAAGCCTTCGCTGCAAGGCCTCTCTGTCAAATGCCATGTTAACCTCCTAAATTTTTAAACTGGTAAATTGGCAATATTATTATGTAGTCTATAATGACTACAATTTAAAGATACAGCCTGTACTTTAGTTGTTCAATAATTTAGTATCCCTTTACGGGATATGTCATCCATGTTGATGATCTTTTTCCTCCGCCAAATCCTCGCTCATTTGCATAAATGGATCTTTCTCTGGCTTCGTGGTCGTGTCCTTTTCCGCCATCTGGCCCTGTCCCAAGAGGGGTTACAGGTCCACCTCCTCCGCCCGAGACTACGCTTGCCTCATCCTTGTCTTCTTCATCTTTTTTTTTTGGATCTTTATCATTAGAGAGAAGCTTTTTTGCCTCTTCTCTAATAATCCTTCTTAGTGCAATTTCTGAAAGTGTTTCTCTTCTTGGCCTGGCACTATGTGCCCCGTACCCAAGGTCTCCTTTATATGACACTGCGTACTCGTCAGCGATATCCTCTCTCTCTTCCTGCTCTTCATCTGTAATATAGTCCTGTCCATATGGGAGAACACTTGAAGGCAGATAGCCTGTTGCTCCGTGCCTGCTCGGCATATCTTGAGAATCTTTCTCATCTTTCTTTGCCTCCCAGATCATCTCTCTAACAAATTCCCTAAGGGTTGATTCTGACATTTCTAAATTCCTCGCGATTCTATTATATCTATTCTCTAAAAGCCTAAACCTCGCCTCAGATATTGGGCATGCACAGTGCTGAGCCTCTGGAAAATAATCATCTTCTACATCTGAGTCTGTTTCTCCTGATATAATTTCTAAGTCATGTTCACCATGTGTGTGCTCAGGCTCATAGTCAGAAAGTGTCTCAACTCCTGCACCGGGCAAAGCTGAAACGCCTGCAGACTCAGGAGGCAATTCTGAGTCATCTTCTTCTACCTCTAGGGCTGCTTCATCTGAGATGGGTAGAGATGACACTACGCACAAAGATGTGTCACCGTCTAAAGCTGCGTAGAGAGACCCAAGCCTTGACAGAGAGAGTGCAGGCCTCTGTCTAATTGCTGAAAATACTGGACCGAACCCGCTTTCAAGCTTGCCCATTGCCTCACCATACCTTGGAGAAACAGACTCAATATGTGATGATATCTCCATAACACCGGTAAACATTTGTGCCAGCTTTGAAGATAGATTGAACACAAGCCTCTCTATTGGCATTGCTCTAACAAAGAATCCCGAAATACCTGAAATAAAGTTTACTGCCGGAACAGTCACAACCTCTTCGGGAGTTGCAGCTTGCGGACCTAGTTGTCCTGCCAGAAGTGTAAACACTGAATCATATGCCTGAACAAGGGTTACTATTGCATCCTTAAGTGATTCCAGAAATTCTCTAAATTGTGTCCTCGCTTCGAGTCTGTCTTTGGGATCAAGATTGCAAATATACTGAATGACTTCTATCATAGGCCCGTCATCATCATCAATCATAGCTGTCGAAACTGTCCCAGATTCAATGCCTATGAGTCTGCACATCTCTTCAATTGCAAAGTTTCCAGACTCTGCTTCTCTATCTAGAAGCATCTTACCAATTAGAACATCAACACCCGGAACAGAAAGCCCAAGACTTTTCGCAAAATCCTCTACAAACCCAGGAAGAAAACCCTCTTTGAGCGGATTAAGCTTTCTCTTGCCATATCTGGGTCTAGACCCTAAAGAGTATATTGGAAGCTTTCTAGTCTGTAAGAAGTAATCATCTTCATCCATTTCTTCTTCAACCTGCTCTGGAAACATAGGCTCAGAAAATATATCGTCTTCATGGCCTTTGTTGACTCTTGCAAGACCATCAACAGAAGAAAATCCACTATCAGCACTCATTGAAGGCTGTCCGGATGACCCTGCGTATCTATATCTTCTAGGCCTTCCAAGATATTGAGATCCGTCAGTTGTAGACGAAGGTCCCATTGGGACCATAACGCCTCTACCAGATCCTAGACCTGTCTTACTTTCGCCGTTTCCTTTCACATAGATAAATATTCACAACAACTAGCTATTGCTTAATTTGAATCTGTGTATTGTCATAGATTTTGCCTGCTGCAGTGCTAGAGCAAGTGTGGGCTCATGCCCAACATAAAATCTATTTTCCTCAAAGTGAAATCCAGAAGATAGCTGTATAGCTAGCCACTCAGCTTTGGTAAGTGAGACATTAAAGCTTTGAAGAAGGAAAAGTGATCTATGCGAAATAGACATCTTCGATATCTTTTCATTAAACTTAAACATCTGGCCAAGCTTATCCCTGTGCCAGTCTGAGTCCTGTGAGACAAAATAGTCATTCTCAAGATCACCAACCTTACCCAGATCATGAAAGAGACATACTTTTAATATTGAGCCTACAGGTAGCCCAAGATCGTGAGAATCATTAACTGTTCTCGCAGTAGATGTTACGTCAAGTGTATGTTGAACTAAACCTCCTGGATATGCATTATACTGATCGATTCTTGAGCTGGCGGGTGATATAGAAAGTCTCTCCCCTAAGCTCTCTACCATCCGATCTAAATTTTGATCGCAGAGCCTTCCGCAAAGTTTTTCAAACACGCTCCAGTTATTTTCAATTTGATCTAATGATAGTTCCATAGTTACCTCTTATAAATTGTAACATTAAGAACTTAACTGTACACTAAAGCTTAACAATAACGATTAACGTTTCACTTTGTTCTTGTCCAAATCCGCAAGGATTGATAATAAACTTTCCAGATGCTTGAACTTTTTGATCAAGTAGGTATCTTAGTGCACAAGCTATCTCTTGATCAGTTGCAATTCTATTTTTTGGATCGTTCAAATATACTGCAATTTCATCTCTTTTTATGTCTGCTACAATATTTTTAATATCATTTCTAAGAGGCTCTGATCCGCTTCTGACATATCCAAGAAGTGAGCTTGCTACAGAGCTAACCTCAGACGGCCCTGTACTGCGGGGTTCTTGCTGAACACTTTGCTGACGCTCGGTCCCTTGCTTGGGCTTTGACTTTCGGCCATATGCATCAGGATCTAGATCTATATTGTGATATTTATAGAGATAATAAGCTGCGGTGTCAGAAATATCAGATAGAGACTGGCCTTTTCTTAGTATTAACTTTCCCTGCTTTGGCTCATATAGGTCATTTGATACTTCATCGCCTGGATTAGACATAAGTGCATGAATTATATAGCCGAACTGTGCAGCTGTTAGATCAGATCTATATACTTTAATTTCTTCATTTATGATCTTTCTAATTCTGTCTTCAGAAATTACCATATCCACAATCTCCACCTATAAGTATTTCAGAGTTAGCTTATAGTCTCTAGAGAAATGGGAAAACCTCCTATCAGACCAGGAAGAGAAATTGGATCTTTAATAAATTCTTTAAGTAGATCGACTTCACATTTCTCAACATCTAAGACAAGTGCATCATGAATTACAAACACGGGATTTGCATTAATCCCGCTTTCTCTAATTTTTTCAACAAGAGCTTTAAATCCAAGAAGCGCTGCATCAGTTGCAGTTGACTGAATGAATCTATTAACTAAGACGTGCCTTGACGTGTCGTCAACATTCATTGCTCTTCCGTAGTGGCTTTTAATAAAGCCGTCTATCGATAGAGATCTATTTAGCTCATTTTCGATGTGCTCTATTTTAAAATATCTTCGTATCTTTTTTAAAACATCTCGCGCCTCAGAGGCTTTGCTGATACCAACAATCTCAGAAAGCTTTCTTGATGACATTCCATATAGAGATCCAATTGTAGCAATTTTTGCAATCTTTCTGCTGACACGTGAATCTAGGACATTTTTTCTAATATGCTCGTAAATGTCACTCGGGCTATCTTTACCAGATACTGAAAGTGCAACCCTTGGCTCAAGTGAGACAAAGTCAACTTGGACGATCGATCCATGCTTTCTTGTTGATCTAAGAAACTGTCTCCTGTCCTTTCTAAGGGTGAGGATTGCTGGGCCATTAGTAACTGTTAGACGGCCACTGCAAGATGCAACCTGGCTGTACGTTGGGCGTGAAAGAAACCCGTCTCGCTCAGGAAGAAATGACGATAAAGATCCGTCTCTCTTTGTAGAGTCTGACAGGACGTTAGATACAGATTTGACATCAACAGAGCATCGATCTAGACCTTGTAGAAACTGACGTATTGTCACGAATTCATTTGTATAATAGGAATCATTGTAACTATCTAAAAGGTTCTGGATTTGGTAAAGAAGCTGCTCTAAATGAGTCTGGAATCGATCTCGACCTAGTGATAAGTGCCAGGGAATTCCGTCGGACCCATTCTCTCTTAAGAGCTTCCACATTGTAGTGTGAGATTCTGAAGGTGTGATTCTGATCTTTCTTCCCGTGGCTTGCAGTAGAGTGTCTATGCTTTTAGGATGTGATTCTGAAAATCCACACAGCCATGAGGTATCTGGTATGTCACTAACCCACCTAAACCCTTCTTCATCTTTGATAAGATGCAGATTTGATCCAATTAGCTTCTTGTGAATGCATATGCTCATGTTATGAATATCATAGACTGTGTACAGCTATCTGTACAACAATACCACCCTAAAACAGAACCTAGCTAGCTCAGAGGCCACTCCCTGATCCCTGACCCTCGTGATCCCATAGTTCGCTGTCGTTCTCGCCGGACATCGTGCCGCCTGTATCCACCGGTGGGACCTCTGGGTTGACATTATTAATTTCATCTTGTATTCTTTCGAGCTCTGCTCGAAGAGCTGGGTTCTCTATGTCTAGGAAGTACTGTTCCTCCACTTCACTATATTCAGCATATAGTCTATCAAGTTCGCCAGTCATTTCTCTCATATCTCTCCTGTCGATTCTTAGCTGCCTCCTATCTTCTGCCTCCATCCTTCTCACATCTCGACGGGCGCTCCGTCGTGTCCTGCGGCCAGAGCTGTTACTTTTCCTAAGATCAGAGACACGCCCAACAGAATTTGCAAAGGCTTCTACATCAGACTGCAGAGCATCTCCGAGCTCCTCGAGTAGTGGTGCCCTTGCTTCATTTATTGGGTCTCTAGACCCGTTATCAGACCCACCAAGCTTATCTATTGTCGCTAGTGCCTGGATAATATTTGTTCTCACAGATGAAACTGTTCCCTGAGTTCCTGCTGGTGAGAAGTCAATATCTGTTGTAAACTTTCCAGCACTAATGTTGTGTGTTACACTCCTGACTGTGAAGATGTTATCTGCTGTAGTTCCAGTTTTCAGATCTAAATAGAACTGCTGTCCATAGTGAAACATTGGGTTTCCAAGGCCTGAGACTTTTGCTGTAACAGGTACAACTGTCACCTCGTCTGCTCCGTGGCTACTTTGTGAATTGTCACTTGGATCGTCATTTTCCCTAAACGTCTCTGAAAGTAGTGCGTCGAATATAGCTCCGCTTGACATTCCTGAAATTGTCACGCTGCTAAATGGTGAAAATGCTGTTCCAAATTGAATTGTTGGAACTTTTGACTTTACATAATTGTGAATAGACTGTCTTGTGGTATTTGCAGCAAGAATTCTTAGACTATCTCCGGCTGTACTTGCATTGGTAACAATTTGATCCCTTACTAGAGGGATATCATCCTCTACAGCTGAAAGTGCAGAGGCTATATTTGAAGCTGCAGAGTCTGTACCGCCAGTAAAATTGGAAAATAAAGATACTGCAGATCCAGCCTCCAGGGTGTCTATCACAAGCTGCTCACCGGGATGAGCTTGTGCATTTTGGTCTATTACATGTATTCTTAGAAGCGTCTTTCCTCTATCAACCTTGCCTTCAACTAACTGTTTTTGTTCGATCCGATCTCCTGATCGAACGAAGCCTCCTCCTCCCATAGCTGCAATCGGTGAAGTCTGAAATGGTGGATCGTCATACACTATCACGGGAACTGCTTCGTATATAATTTTTAATCTAGGTATCTTAAATTCAGGCCTGTACATGCCCAGGGCACACATTCTTTCAACATGTGCTTCACTAAGATTGAATTCTGCAGGTGTTATAGGCTCTTGAGAGTCAGGAGCTCTTGTATCCTCCCCCTCAGCCTGTCTCTGGGCCTCCCTTCTAGCCTCCATCGCCTCCATTCTAGCCTGCCTGTTATCTCTTGATGTCCTGTGAAGATCCTTAAACCCGTAAGCCTGTGCCCCGCCGTTGTTGACATGCCTGCCAAGAATTGCCTCCATCCTACTTGTTGTTAGATTTGCATTTGTCTCTACTGCGTCAGCAATTTCCTGAGCAAGCACAGTAGACCTTATTGGGAATACTGAGATTGGCTTGCCCTGGCAGGCTCCGGCACTGTCATTAAAGTTATAAAAGCAAAGCTGGACCTCGTCATATCTACCTGTCGCTGCAAGCGGGGCAGCAACTAGACAGGACATTACCTTGCCCAGAGACACCCAGTCACCCTCACCAGGCGTCTCAGGATTCATAAAATTATATTCCTGATCTGCAATTTCCTGCCGTTCTTCAGGTGTGAGCTCAGTGTCTTCATCTTCTTCTTCTTCAGACTCCTGTGTTGCCTCCCACATAGCAGCTGTAATATCATCTATACCAGACATCACAGTCGCTTCCGAGGCCATCTCCAGCGATTCCCCTGATGCCATTGTTGCAAATGAGAGCGAATTTCTTATCTCTGCATACTGCTGTCCAGCTTCAGTCTCTGCCTCTGCAGCTGACATTGCTAGCGGAAATAGATTTGTTATGAACGGGTCATCTGTTGTTGATGTTGAAGGGCATAGGTTTCTAATTTGAAAACCTACTTCAGATGCAACAGTGTTTGTGTAGTGTGCTGGAAAAGAAGATGAAGCGGCAGATTCTCCTTCAACTGTAGACTCGATAACGTAAAGAAGTCTTGAAAGAACGCCTTGAATCACATTCTCGCTTACTGATGATGCGCTTGTTATGGTGTTAAGCAATCCCCTTAGATCATCATAGATGGCTCTTTGAATTAGCTGCTGTGAATCAGAACCTCTTGTAGATAGACGCTGGACATCTCTTATTTCTTCTGATATTGGGCCATCTGTTGTCAATCTCAAGATTTCTGAAGTAATGTCTCTAATTGCTGAATTTATAAGTGAGACGTGAACCCAGTTGTTGCTCGTTGATACATGTGTTATCTTTGACTCCTCGCCTCCCATTGTTCCCATCTCAAGGGTAATCTTGACCTGTCCTGATGCATCCATGTCATAGTTGCCCTTTATCAATCTATACTTTTCAACACTTCTAAGAGAGTTTAAAAATGCACCATATGGTGATCCTGTTAGTATGTCTCCGTTTGGATGTGACCATCCGAACTCAAGAAATGCATTAACACGACCGAATGCAGAAGGTGCTATAAAGTGAGATACCTCTCCAAGCCTTGTTCTGTCGTGCAGTGTTATGGTAACAGTTGCCTTTTTAAATCCAATTAGTCCGTATCCAGATGCATATTCTCTCACAGAGACGCTTTGTAGAGTCATAAGCGGCTGTGTGGGGTCAAGTACACGACTGGAGCCTCTTCGCTCACTATTTATATCCATATTCACAAGTGTCTGAGGGCTTGTGAACATCTCCATTCCTGTCCTTGTCTGCATGGATAGCGAGGTCTCTTTCTCAGGCTCATCTTGAAGAAATGTTGGAACCGTAATCGTTCCTCTGGTTGATGTCGATTCGCTGTGGTCAGAGTTTGCAATCTCATAGTCAGCTGTCCCTATGTTCACATTTCCCGTCCCGAGAAATGATATCATATTTCCCCTAGTTGAAGCGCTGGCCCCTCCAGCTGCTGAGCTTACATTCTCAAGTGCAGGTGTATTGTTATAGAAACTTAGGTTTAAGTAGGGTGCGCATAGCGACATTTCAGTAGTAGGAACACCTGCTGAAAATAGAGCTGCCTGAGCGCAGTGTCTCATGCATGGGTTAAACATAAGGTGAGGCATTATTAAGACAGAAAGACCTGGGTTGATCAGCTTATTAGGATCTTCTATGCAGCCGTTCACCTTGAACTCAGACGCTTCAGGATCAGGTGATGGAGAAATCGGAGTCATGCTGAATGATGCCGCAATTTCATCATAAAATGATGTAACTTTATAAGTAATATCTCTTAATATTCCAGCAACTATTATATCCTTATTAGCACCCCAGAATGTGTCGATTATGTAGTTATGACCTTCGAGTCTAGCGATGCCTTCTTGGGTGAATTCATCCACTGTTTCACCTTCACCCATATTAGCTGGATTCGTAGTCGTTCGCACCAACGTCTCAATCTCTTCTCTTGTGGTAATGAATTCTGTAAGAATAGACTCAATATCAGCTATTATTGACCCACCAGTTGGAGGTGATCCACCTCCAGCAGAACTGGCGTAACCGTTTAGCCTGAGATCGTCTGCTGTGACCTCAACGCGGATGTTGTGTCCGTAAATGTCACCCGATGTCAGCGGCGGTCTCCCTGAAATAATCATCGTCGAGCTGTCTCGAGGGTCTTCGGCATTGAGGGATAACCCTGTCCCAGAAATATCAACAGCCAGGCCCATATCATCCCTGATGTTGTGGCAAGCTGCTGCTAAATATTCAGCTTCTGTATCTGCATCTCTAAGAGTGTCCACATCATAGTCACTAGGAAAGCACATTTCTGACATGCTGATTGCACAGGAATCAAGTGTCTGAGGATCTTCACCCTGGTAGGCGATATCTGCTGCCCCACCATTTCTGATTGTCCCTCTCAATGTGAGAGGTCTCTTTCCAGTTAGTACGAACTGCGCATCTTCAGAGCTGCCGTAGGGCATTGTCGGTGAAATAAATTCTAGACCACCCCCGATATCGAAACTGCCACCCGACTGCTCCATTACTCTAGGCTCAGCGGCGTATGCATAGTGAGCAAGATTTGGCATTATCATGCCTATCGAATTCTGAACATCTTCATCCCTTAGCTTTTCTTGATATACTCTAACATATGTTGACACAACAGTCCGGTCTAAATTAGAAGCTGCATTACTTAAAAATTTAATTAGATCCTTTGTAAACATGCCGCCGCTGCTAACATCAAGAAATATCTCCATTAGCTGTGTTGTTGACAGGTCTCCTCCGACAAACACTATGCCACCAAAATCAATACGGCATACCATCTCATCTACACCGTCTCCGTCGAGATCTTCTGGTCTATACTCTGTGCCTACTGAATGATCGCTACTGTATGCAACATTGTCTACTCTGCTTCTAAATGCAAAGTATTCCATTAGCTCTTGAAGTGCCAAAAATGATGTAGCTGGATATCTCAACTTCTAATCCTACAGGAAACCAAGAACGTCGCCCGGCGAATCGGGAATAAGTATGATTGTTCCAACTGGAACCTGTAATCCCCAGCCTATTCCAGAAGCTGCTGCAATAATCCACCACAGGTTTGCCTTGCCGTATTTCTGACCTGCAATTGTGTCTAGTCTTTGCCCTTCTGCGAGAACTGTAGAAGTGTATGAAATTGCTCCTGCAAGAACAGCACCTCTTATTCTTGCTGAAGTTTTAACAGTTGGGAATCCAAGTCCCCTGTTTGAAGCTTGAAGATTTGAATATCTACCAATTGACATCTTTGTTACTCATTTTTAAAGTTTTTCCTATGCTCAAATTCATAAGTTTCTTTAGATGACTGCCCGCCATCATCATATGCATCTCCCGCCATTGATTGTGCAAGCTTTCCAACATTATAAATCGGTGCTCTATTGAATCCTTCATTATCAATACCTGGAGGAATATCATGTATGGGAGCAAAGGTAATTGTTACCTTGCAGACCTGAGGAGCTCTGGATCCCCAGTCGATCTCCCAAGGCGTATTCTCTGTAAGCCAGTCAAATTTTAAGCCCTTTATAACACCTGCAAGACCTCTTCCTCGTGTGCTTTCAAAAGATCTAATAATTGCATTTTTATCAGCTGATAAAAATCTTTGCTCATCTGATAGTGCTATGTTGACTCCGCTGACATCTAGGCCTAGTGCTTGCGCGCCTTCATTTGCAAGATTTTGAGCAAATGCTCCAATAGCTGCTCCTGGATTTAATATGGGCATCATAAATCTACTAAATGTGTCTTTTGGATCGTGAACAATGTCAGAATGTGATATTTCTATCTCTGCACCAAAAAGATCACTAGGTATATTAAAATCTATTAGCTTTATTCTATAAAGTGTTACAGATCTTGACTTATCATTATCTCTATTGTCTCTATCCTTGCTCTTTGAAGTTTGAATGAATCTTCTTCCCAGGACTATTCCCAGAACGGGTCTATTAAATCTAATTTTCTTTATGCTGGAGTATTCTTCTCCATCTTTTGCAACAACCCTGTAGCTCTTTGACTGGGAGGGTTTTACAAATGCTCTGACACCAAAGAATCTATTTTTTGGATTTTTACCATTGGGCTTAGCATATCCGTCAAGAGAGTCACCTATGCTAGATATTGCATTTCCCAATCTTGCAGCAAGATTGCCAGAAGATGCTGCAGACTCTGAAGGTTCGTTATCTGGATCTCTATATTTTTTAAGAATGACGTTTAGGAATGGATTTGCAAATCCATTTTCTAATAACTTTGTAGCAGATCCAATGAGAGCGCTAGCAGCGGGCCCGGGTAGGCTAGATCCAAAGTTTGTTCCAAATGCTTTTTGAATTTGCAATGGGCTTCCGAATGCAACTAAAAATGCCTTTAAAAACAATTCATCAAGACTGTCAAGAATAGACAGGCCGCTTCTGATTGCATCTCCGATTGCTCCAAGAATACCGCCAGAGGCTGGTAGCTTCATATTTGTTGCCTCATATCCGACACCAAATATTCTTCCTATATTAAACTTTGAATAATTGCTCTTAACTATGTCACCAATTCTAACTCTAACTAGCGGTGAAGATGCAAGGACTTGACTGAATGGTTGTATAAACGTGTTTTCTCCGGAGCTTAGAACGTCACCTAGAGACCATTGTGGGTAAACAAGTGTTGTAAGCTTGTTAATCTTTAGCCACATCTCATCAAAGTCTTCTGGAGAGGTTGCAGCAACAGTAAAAGTAAAACTTATATCTCTCTTTGTATTTGAATATGTCTGTACGGCATCCATTCTTCCGTATCCGGTAGATTCTGTAAAGTTTGCTGTGTATCCGTCTTGTAGGCTATCTAGAAATGCGTGAAACGAAGTTATTTCATTGGTTCTAATATCGTGAAAATAGAATGGAACATACTCAGCATCTAAAAGATCCTCCATTCTGTGGACAACTTCTGATGGTATTCTTCCTCCATCCTTAATTCCCTCACCCATAAAAATCTTTTTTCCAGAAGGCGAGGCAAGAAGTCTTGCTGGATTTGTATCTGTGCTACTCATTCCCATTCTTGATACAGCTCTGATTACACCTTTGGGTAGAACGAATGATGACGGAGTTGCAGATGTTCTCATAGAAAGAGCAGACACATTAAATCCATCAGAGGTTCTACTTTTTGAAATCCTTGTTGTTGGTCCATCTGGTAGGTCATCAACAGACCATGGGTTAGATGACCTAGTCATTCCAAAATCTTCAGATCTTGATCTCTTAATTTTTAGCCTAATGTCTCCAATAATCGCCAAAGAATTAAGAATTCCTATCACCCTTGTCTTACTGATCTTCTCCAAGATTGCCCGGGCATTCTCAGCGCTGTCATAGTCACTACTTCCTTCTGAGTCTAAGATCTTATTTAAGCTTTCAACAGATAGAAGAATAGACCTAGAGAGTGCAAGAGCAAATCCTGGAGAATTTTTTACAAGCCGAGAGGTTCCGGGACCCTTTGCATTCTTTCTATCTTTTATTTCAGATATATTTTTATCAAGACCGAGCATAAATTTTGCACCAGCATTGACACAAGACTTATAGGGCCTATCTGTGGGTGTGAACATAGAGTTCATAACAACAGACATTCTAAACTGTATATATCTTTTATGCTCACCCATAAGCATCGGAGTATTTGCAGAGTCAATTTTAGAATTAATATTATCACAGCTATTCAGTGCAATATCTTTAAAAGACTCTATGGCAAGTATCATAGTCTTTATTGAAGCAGCTGCTCTTACTCTAAGGTACTTCTTATTAATTGGATCAAAAGCTGCATCTCCCTTGCCCGTCATTGAGCCATATGAGTTTGATGACTCTGTTTCAGAAAGGATTAAAAATTCTCCCCTGCCCTGTCTTGTGGAGTCACCAGATAGAAGCTCTGGAAATCCATCAGAATTTTTTGCTCTTATATCAGACGGAACTATCTTGTTAACAGGGTCAATGCCTGTTAATATTTTTTCTGGAAAGCTGTCATCATCTATGTTGGTGGACAATATTTGAGAAGAAGCTCTAAGCAGTGACTCTCCAATCTCACTAAGTGACTCAATGCTAGACATAAAGGTTTCATCATACTTTCCAAATTCTCTTTGAACTGTAAAAGCAGGATCTGTGCTAAACTCATCATCCTGCTTTCCTCTCTCGACAAATGCGTCACCCAGTGTCGAACCAGCTGGAGAAAACCTATTATGATTCTTTAAAATATTTACAGATGCATTAACTAGATTTTTTTCTTGTTTTGCAGTGGGCCCAGTAAACTTTTTAATATCTTTAACGTGAAGCTCTCCGGCAGTACTAACTGGCTTACCCTTGATCTGATGAAGCAGGTGATGGCTGTCAGTCTGTCCGGTTTTATCAATTATTTCACTAAGGCTTGTAGCATCTTGATCAAATTTTCCACTATTTGAATACTGACTCAATGAAACTGATGCCTGGGACCCGCCTGCGTATTCAACAAATACACTTTCTGCACCCTGATTTTCTGGCGGAGGAAGACTGTCACCTCTATTTGAGGTAGCTGCCCTTGTATTTCCTGGACTGACGTTGAATACAACGTCTTCATTTTCCTGTATAAAGTTTAAATAGTCTCCTAGAAGACCCTCATCTGTAGCCATGTTGACAAGTTCTTTTCCAGTATTCGGATCAATTCCAAGATCGTCTCCTGTGCCTATGCTCCCATCGCCAGAATCATCTCTCACAGTATAGGATACAGAATCTGCTCCCGATCCAATTGAAGTTAAAAAATCTCTTAATGTTTCTCTGGCCAATCTAGCACCTCAACACCTACATTTTCTTCCATGTCACTCATACTTATGGCCTTCCCAAGGTTGTCAAAAAAATCAACAATTTCATCCTCAGTCTTGAGCTTAGACTCCATGATTGAAAGAGATTTATTAAAATTTTTAATAATTGACGTCATCTCTGTCAAAAGGCTGTTCTTCTCCTCTTCCGTGAGATCCTCTAATAACTCCTGAATGTAGGGATCTCTCTCAAACTCTAAAAGTATATCCTTCATCCCACCCTCTCTCTTTTGAGATCAAAGCTTCCCGCAGGACCGGCTTCAATTAGTGCACGTTTGATGTCAATAATCTCCTGTCCGCCTAGAGCAATTGATAGATTTAAATTTATCGGTCTGTCTTCTGCAGGAGTCCTGGGTGGAGAAGCAGTAGTAAGACGTCCACCGGGCCTTCTGTCTTCAAGAAGTGCCCGCTCCTGTGTTAACAGAGATTCCTCTCCTAAACGATCTGCTCTGTCCTGGAGGTCATTAAGAAGCTGCGTCTCAAAGTCACTTACCGGTGAAACAGCTGGCTCCACAGCTTCAGAATAGTCTTCTAATATTGCAGAACCCATTGCATGTATCGCACGAGTGACAGCGCCACCAGGCTTTCCAATAAGAACTTCGTCACCTGGATCTCCAAGCTCAAATGCAGGACCCCCTACAGCTGGGACATAAAGATCTCCAGCTGGTGTCGGTGGAGTTCCTGGCGATCCAGTTGTCCCACCAACTTCAAGATTTATCGGACGCATACCTGCTTCAACCTGATCTGAGATGTAGGCGCCTGACTGCCGTAAGCCGGCTTGACCCTCGGAGGTGTCCAACCCTTCAAATAGACTATGTGGCATGGTTGCGCCCATAGTCCTGACCTCAGATGCAATTCCCGTATTTAGACCGTTAATTCCAACCAGCATATTGTCCCTGATGCCTCCGACCATTTCAAGAACTGCCTGACCTGTACCTCCCTCCTCGTCACCCAACATTCCTGCAACAGCTTCTGGAACAGCTGTTTGAGCTGTTGCTGCAAATTCAGTTAAGTTTGCATCTGCAACTAGAGCAGAGTTTGCAAGAGCAGAAAGATCTCTCATTGCCATTCTATTCATAACAGTCTCAGAGAACTTTCCTTGAAGCTCTGGGATGTGACCCATTGATGTTGCAAGTGAGTCAAGTGCCTCTGAAGTTGATAGAATCCCTCTCTCAGCAGTTTCCTCTGTAGCAGCTGTAAGCTCATCCATATTGGCAACGACACGATCTGGATCAAACAGTCTGGCAGCTGCCTCTGTATCTAGACCAGCCTGAGATGCAAGCAGGTTCTTCTGCTGGACTGTCAGATTTTCAAAGTCCTGCCCTGTTGAAAGAAATCCCTCTCTGAGCATCATCATGGCTTCGAACGGATCTTTAGATGCTGCCTCCATCATTCCCATGGTGTCAATCTGCATTCCAAATACTGTATTTAGATTTGCCAGAGATTCAGCAGCAGTATCAAAGTTCATGAACTTCGTCGTTACAGCTTCAAGATCCTTGACCTCTAGGCCTATAGATCTTAGTCCGCCAACAGTAGTTGCAGCAGTTTCAACAGAGACGTTTGCAAATGTCTCAAAGTTTGTTGAGATTTCAAGTATTCCTCTAGCTATAACCTTGTTAGAGTCACCAGTTACAGCTGCTATTGAGTTTGAATATGTTGTAATCTCACGAAGAATATCATTGCTAAACTCTCCAGACTTACTGAATTGGGCGTCCATTGCGTCCATCATTTCTGTTGAAGTAAATCCCAGGCCTTTTGCCATAAGTGCAGAAGATGCGATCTGAGCATTTGCATCCTCGCCCATATCCCTCATGGCTGCATATCCAGATCCAACAGCGCCATAAACTTCCTGAGCATATCCAGCATACGCTTCAAATGTTCCAAAGTAGTATGGCATCGAGGTGTTCATAAAGTCATTGAACATCTCGTCTACTAGACCGCCTACCTGTAATCCAAAATTCTCCGACGATGTTGTAAACTCATCAACCTGGTGCTGATAGTTTGTTCCAAGACCTTCGAGAAGATCCATGAATACATTTTTCTTTTGCTGAAACTCAGCTAGCGAGGTAAGACTTTCATAGTATGCATCTATTCCCTGTCTAGCTTGATCAGCTCCCTGGCTTATTGAGGTCATAAATGTTGCAGCAGAAGTTGATGCAGCTGCACCAAACGCCTCTAGTGAGGTAAGTGTGCCCTGTGCCTGTTCGTTGAGGTCCTCTAGAGCACCCCCAGCATCAATGTATGACTGCCGGAGTTCACGGACACGATCAGTTAGTGTCCCAGTTCTTCGGATTTCGTCTTCTAGCGCTTGTTTCGCTGCTGCGACTGCTGCTGGATCGGGGGTTGTACCTGATGGGTCAGTCATAGATCTCTACCTCTACATATTAAGTATTCAGATCTCAAGAACATCACTTGAAACTTCTTTTGTCAGAGCCCATTAGATTGACAGTAGGTCCCGTGTCCTCGGTTATCATATTCTGCTCTCTCATTTGGTTCCGCTTCTTTACATCCTGGACAAGCTTTTCAATAAACCATCTTCTGTATCTAATGGGCATTCTCCTGCACTCATCGTAACCCATTCCAAGGTGCTTAATGAGAGTAAATATCTCTTCTAATACAGATAATCTGTAACTAGAGCTTAGGCCAAAAAAAGCTTGAGCCCATGGGGAGGCTCACCTCCGAAACTCTTCCACATGCTTTGCAGTCAAGTTTTCCGATCATTTCGATTCCAGGTTCATTTTCACTTATATATTTTCTCAGCCTGCTAGAATCCATTGCAGGCATGCTTTCAATAAACTTTGAAATTTTATTTCTATCTTCTATTCCATCAATAGACAGGACAGAAAATTTAAGCCTTCTCGTTACAGTGCTTCCGATATAGTCGTCTGGAAACAGCTGAGCCATCTTCTTAGATTCAGCCTCAATTAAATCATTATCCTTTCCAGTGAGAAATTTAAATCTAACAGTCTTCTTTGTGACCGGTAGCTTATACTCAAAGCAATTTTGACCCTCAGTGACAGGAGATATCTTCAATCTCTTTATAGGCATATCTGCTAGGTTAAATGTTCTGAGATCAACAGATAGACATTTTGGACATGTGGAGTTTGCATTATATTCCGGACCGTAACCTGTGATTCTAACTGCGACCATAAGTGCATTTCTGTCTCCCACAAGAAGATCTTCAACTCTGATGTCTCCATCCATTATGCATGATCTAAGTAGCTCAATTATCACAGTTCCATTTGCTGCTAGTGCCCTAGAAGATAAGATATCCTCCTCTTTTGCAGTCATTGCCTTTATATTAACTGTACTCTTTCCATGCATTGGGCTTCCGGGTGGGTAAAGAATACCGTTTGAGGGAAGCGGAACAGCTTCAACTGGAATCTCCCAGCCAAAATCTTCAGAAAGAACATTTCTCGTTGGAATTCCATGCTGCTGCCCTCCCTCAGAAAAAATCTTATTTCTATCCTCTCTAGAATTTGACACAATTATCTCCTGTTATTTCTAAATTCTAATCAAATAAGTGACATCAGTAAACAAGGTCCACATAATGTGGACCTTGAAATATTTGTAGGTATATAGAGATCAGTACTGAAGAACGCAGTTGTCAAATCTTATCGATAGGGCAACTTCTAACATTGTTCCCTCATCATCGTATGATAGATCTCCATATTTTGCTGTCTTTAACCAGCAGCCCTTTATATCCCATAGCTCAACAACTGTCCCAACAGGGTCAAGGAGCTTAAGCTGACAGTCTCTCTTATAGAAGTCAGCATATCCTGCTCTTCCTGAGACTGATTCATAGTGTGTTCTTATCCATTCCATTACCTGCTGTGCACCAGAGGGTGCAATTGGGTCGTGAAGTGTCACGCTTATCTCATCAAACGTTAAGCGTCCTGCAAGATATCTAATTGAATTGATAAATTTAATAGGAGTCTCAGCAATTGAGAATCCTGGTCTTGCTGCCGTTTTAATTAGAAAGGCGTCAATTCCCTCTATAGCGAAAACCCATCTAAATTTTCTTTTGGGTTCAAACTTATTAGGAAGTAAGTCGTTAACTGAAAGTGTTTCTGCCATCTTTTTAATTCTCCTGAGGGATCCTATGTTCTAAGTATTCTTCAATTTTGTTTTTCTAGACTTCCGCACCAGCATTTGTGACGACAAAGTCAAGAGCAATAAACTCAGCTGTTCTAGTCGGCTGAACAAAGATCTTTCCTCTGATGGTATTATTCTCTATATCTGCTTGTGTGGTTGTGGTTGTGTCAATAATGACCTTGTAGCGATCAAGTCCACTCTTTTCCTGAATCTTTTGCAGGATTGGATTGACCAAGCTTGTAAATTTCTCTAAAGTTGACTCTCTATTTGGTTCGAAGAGAAGCGTGTTTGCTATTCCTCTAACCTTTCTTCTAATATCAATTAGAAGTCTTCTAACATTAACTCTATCCAGAGCAGAAGCTGCTGAAAGAAGCGTCTTCTGTCCCCAGACTACGACACCAGTTCCCGGGAAGTCAGTAATTGGGTTAATATCTGCATCATAAAGATTGTCAAGGTTTGCCCTATTAAGATCAACAGATGCCTGTACAACTGATGATAGAGCACCTCTTGAGAATCCTGCAGGTGCGAACCATGGATGTCCAAGTGCGTCATTAAGTGAAAATGCACCAAGAACAGCCACAGAAGGTGGACATCTAACATTTGTTCTTGTTACTGGATCCTGAATTACTACATCAGGGAAGTATGCAGCTGCAAATGATGAGTCTAGTGCGCGATTCTTAAATGCTGTTACTGTGTCACTAACATTGATATTTTGAACAGAGGATGTAACAACGTTGTTTAATACGTCTCTCTCTTCAATATCCATAATGTACATAGAGTCAAATCTATTTTCGACTGCATCTACCGCATAGTCTGTAATTGACTCGTCTCTCATTCCTGGAACAGCTAAGAGCTTAATCTCAACATCAGATCTATTTGCCATGATGTCGATAGCCTTTCTAAACGAAGCCACTGTGGGGCCTTCTTTTCCTCCTTGATTTGTGGAGTCGTCCATCTCTCTCTTTGCAGCATTATCTCTTAGCTTTGCCTTGTCTTCATTGAATATATTTGTTCCATTAAATCCTCCTTGTAGGAAGAATGTAAACTTAGCATATCTTCTGTTTCCAACTAAGCCAAGGTCATCAACTGAAAATGCTCTTGTCTTAAGAGTTCTATCTATTGATATTCCTCCCGCTCTAACATATGATGCGCTGACCCATTCTTTTGGATCAGCATTTCCATCAGATCCAGTTCTAATCTTAATCCTCTCAAGAGAGAAGATGTTATTATTAAATCTATCTGAATCTAAGATTCCGTTCGCAACTGTATCTGCTGTTCCAGCATTATTTCCAACAGAAAACTTCTGATTATCAAGTGAGAAATCTGGAAAATACTTTGCATAATTTGCAAGAGACATGTCAAATAGATCTGGCTTGTTCGGTTGAGTGGGATCTGTCTTTCTAGATGACTGAATACCCCAGAATAGCTGTGCTGATGTTCTCTTCTTATTTCCTGTTCCAAAGTTTAAGTGCCCTCTGAATGGAATTGGCGGCTCAACAGTTAGCTTCATAGATCCAGTGAGATCATCCTCGAAGTTTGCAGCGCCGTGTCCCAGAGTTGCAATAACATCTGACCCTGATGTTACAAGGTGATTAGGTCCCCTAAATCCCATGGGAAGTGCATTATCAGGAACCTCTCCAGCCTTTTGTGAAGCTCCGATCTTAAGTCTAATATATTTAGACTGATTTGGGAAGTCTCCATCTACGACTAGCTTTTGTGAATCTGATGATTGGTCGAAATCAAAGTATATCTTTTGATCACCTATGACTCTTGCAAAATACCTTTCAGACTCAGGATCCATCGATAGACCTCTAAATGACTCAAGTACAACCTTCTCTTCATCTGTGTCGAAGAAGTCTCTAACAACTAGGTCAAACTTTCCAAACCTATTAACATCAGAATTTGACTTAGCAAGGTTTTCAATTGAAACCTTATAGCTAGTGCTAACTGTGTCACCATCAGAAAGTGCCTCTACTCTAAATAGCTCGTATGGCCTTCCACCAAAGTTTTGAGATATAACATACGGTGACTTAGCGGTTGTAAACCTATCTTCAAATGATCTATATTCTGGAATTGTTGAGCTTCCACCAGCCTGTCCAACAGCACTTATCGATCCAGTTGTAATGAATATGCAGTCATTATAATCAGCGTGTGATGTCGCTCCTTCACCAGAGATTCGCTCTGTTGCACCTGGTGTTAATACTCCAGATCCAGTTGGGACTGCCATTGATGAGTGTATGTCGTAATGAGAGTATAGAAGGTGACCTGCCTGCTCTATTAGTGTAGGATCTGTATTAAAGACTCTTGAAATATAGGATGGAGAATTAACATCAAAAGATGCTGATATAATTCTGCTGTAAGCACCTGTTCCCTTGAGGCCATTTAAGAAGAGAACGAAATCTTGATTACTTACTGTCATCGATCCAGTTAACCCACCTCGCAGTGAAGAGTGGCCTAGCTGTCCAATCGCATCCGAAGCCGGTCCGCTTCCTGGAGCTGTTACCTGGTAGTTTCCAGATAGTAGCGGCATAACACCAGATGCTGAAAATAGAACACCTCTGAGGATTGGAATGGCGCGATTGTCATCAACACCTCCGGTAAATCCTGAGATTGTATAAATATTATCAGCTGTTACAACTGCGCGCGTAATCGTTTTATTACCTACGTATCCGCCCAATGCCTGTGTTAAAGTAAGAGTATCGTTTGCTGCATCTGCTGTTGACACTGCTATTGTGATTGCGCCGTTGTGCCCATTTGCACTTTCAATCGCAGCTTTAATTTGAGCTGCTACTTCACCAGCTGTTGTCTTACCGTTAATCTGTATTCTAACATTACCTGATTCATCCACAGTACCAGTTGCATCGTCGTCGTCGTCGTCAAAAATATATGTTTTTGTCGTACTATGGCCGCTGGTTATAGTTAGTGTGCCCGCATCATACTGTGAAACTGTTGCTGATACTGCCACTATTGTGGCTGTGGCAGCTGTTTGAGAAGTTTCCTGTATTCCCGCATCACTAAAGTATGTGCTACCTGCTGACTCTGACATGTAGCAGCCTATGAAGTGAACATTTCCTCTTTCTCCGCTTTCATTTGCGTATGGGTTTGCACCTATGATTCCATTTGCCTGTACCTGTTCTGCACCTACAACAAATCCTGCGTTTGTCACCTTACCAGAAGAAGTGTTTCTCTTCTTTCCGTCTCCGACACCGAGAACTCTTACGTACGTAAGCGCTTGTGAATTTTTTAACCACTCACTAACAGCAAGTGGTCCAAACTTTTCACCATCTGTCTCGCCAAATGTAGCTACGAACTCTGAAAAATTAGCAACTGTTACGGGTACAAATGCCGGACCAAGGTCGGCAGTTCCAATAACACCTGCAGGAACACCCACAGGGCCCGTAACACTTGGTGTTGAAAGATCAATTTCTCTTGTGCTAACACCTGCACTTTTGAATGTCAACTCAGCCATTCTAGTCTTCTCCAAAAACTCTTATCATTAAATATAAATTACTCAAAGCTTACACCTGAATTAGTGACGATAAAATCAACAGCAATAAATTCTACTGCCCTTGTTGGAACAAGGACTATTCTTCCATTTAGCCTATTTGACTCAATATCTTCAACTGTGTTATTGCTTTCATCCATAATAACCCTAAACTTATCTATACCCTGTTGATTTTGAACTGTAGAAAGTAAAGGAGTAACCTGAGATATGAATTTTGCCCTAGTCGTAGGTGTATTCTGCTCAAATACAAGCTTCTTGGCAACATCTGAGACTAGCCTCTTGACCTCAAGTAACATTCTTCTAACATTTACTCTATCTAGTGCCGATCTGGCCTGCTGTAGTGTTTTTTGTCCAAATATAACATATCCTGCCTGTGGAAATGATGCTATTGGATTAATTCTTGAATCATAAAGATCATCTCTGTCAGCGCTATTTAGCCTTGTGGCTGCATTAGAGACATTTGATAGTGCAGCCCTATTAAATCCTGCAGGTGCGAACCACGGATATGCTACTGAATCATTAAAGCCAAGTGCACTTAGCGCTGCTATTGATGCAGGAACTCTTACAGGTGAACCTGTTCTATCATCTGTGATGCTAACATCTGGGAAGTATGTAGCTGCATAGTTGTTATCTATTGCCCTTCCATCAAAAGTTTCCTTTGTCTTTGATACGCTTGGCTTAAGATCATCACTGTCAAATATTCTCACACTAGAATCTGTGTAGCTTGGAATATCCATAAGGTATATTGCCTGGCTATAGTCTCTTGTCTTATCTGCAGCATGATCTGTAACGAAGCTATCTCTTATTCCAGGAATTGACAAGATATTGATTCTTGTAATCATTGGATCAGTCATTATATCTATTGCAGATTTATAGGATGCTACAGTTGCATTATACCTGCCGGCACCAGATGTTGAAGAAGAGTCTAGCCCAATATCTAGATCACCACCTGCTGCGGGTGCTGTTATAGATGCCTTTCCTCTTGCGTCACCTGAGCTAGCTCTGTCATTCATTCTAGACATGTCTAGGTCTAGAATATTAGTTCCATCAAACCCGCCGTGCATAATGTTTGTGAACTTCATGTACTCACTAAATCTATTAAAATATACAGATGACGTTAGTGTTAGAAGTGAAGCAAAAGTAAGCCTGTGATCAGTAGCTGTTTTCTCTCTAATTGTGTAGTTCTTTCCTGGGCTGATTCTTCCATTTCTAATGTAAGCCGCTTCTAACATGTGCTCTTTTGCTGTTCCAGTTAAATTTGAATCTACAGTTGTAATTAGTGCCCTCTTTGTACCCGCAGAGTCAAGAGTCGTGCTTAGAGCAACCTTTCCAAGTGTAAACCTATTATTAGAGAATGCATCTGCTCCAGAACCTGTAACAAGCGCGTCGAGCTTTTTGATTCCGAGAAGCTTAGTATATGTTCTAACAAGTTCATTTGTCTCAGAAGATGCATTTGCATTTAAAACTGCATTTCCTAGTGAGCCTGTTCTAGGGCACCTTGTTGTCTTTACACCCCAGTAATACTTGCTATTAACTCTCTCATTTGTTCCAGGGTATCCTGCATATCCAGACTTCGCTGCAGTTCCCTGCGTGACCTTGAATGTCATAGGTACTGGTGGAACAATAGATCCTGAAAGATGGCCATCTTCTCCGTATGCAGTTGTACTTCCTGATACAATCCCTAGCCTGATTCCGCCAGATCCGCCATTAAGAACATCGTCTTTAATTCTACTAGGAACTTCAGAAATTATTGTAGTATCAGCGAGAAGGTTATTTGTCTTTAGTACAGGAAGACCTCTAAATCCAAAAGGCAATGCACTAGCTGGAACATTTCCATTCTTAAGATCATCACTAAATACTATCCTTACCCTGCTTGAAACATTGGGATAGTCGCCGCTTATTACATATCTTCTTTCATCTGGATCAAGTGTGTCAAAGTTATACTTAACACTTAGATCGCCGATCTTTCTTCCGACAAAGTTCTCATCATTTGGATCTAGTGTGCAGAGAGGATATTGCTCAAGTATTTGAGGTGCTGTATCTGAATCATCAAATGCCCTTACTTGAACTGTGAATGATCCATACTCATTCTTTGGATCTGTTGACTTTCTAAGATTTGCTATTGAAACCTTATACATGTCGCATGTATTTTTACCATCTGCAAGGGTCTCGAAGTAGAACAGATCAAAGACTGTAGTTCCAAAGTCCTGAGATGTAAAGAATGTAGTTTTTGATGGACTGTATCTTGTATCAAATCTTCCGTACATGTCTCTGTATGTAAGAGATGTATCTCCTGATCCATCAGATGTCTGTGACGTTCCAGACATGACGCCAACATAGCTTGCAGCTGATGCAACCTCATCCTCAACAGCAAAATCTGCGTAAAGAAGGTGTTGTTCTGCCTGAAATCTATTCGGGTCAGTATTCAGTATCTTTGCAATATAGTCATCATTTGTAGGATTTAGAGAAGCAGTCATAATTCTAATTCCTGATATTCCATCATCACTTGCAAATGTAGATCCAACAGAGCTAGAGATGACAATTTTAAACTTCTTATATGTGTCAGATGAATTTTCGTCTGTACCCATTCTTGCAATGTCTTCTAGAGACGCTGAGGTTGGGTATGTTCCATCATAGTTTAGTAGCTGGACTCTGCTTCCTGTTGATGAAAATATCATAGCTCTAACGAGGAATACATCTCCTCCTGCTGCTACATTAAAGCTATCATTATCAGTAAATACTGGATAGCCAAATGTCTCCCATGAATGGACTTCATGCTTTGCACCTATAAACTGAACAGCACCCTTATAGCCTTGCTTTGAACCCTGTGCTTCTGTTGCAACTGATCCTTTAATTCTAAACCCTGCATTCTTAACAGTTCCTAGATTTGTGGTATTGTGAATATCGGTACTATTTTCATTTGCGCCCGCACCGAGGACTCTCATGAAAGTAACAGCTGTTCTATTCTTAAGGAACTCATTTACAGCATATGGTCCAAATTTTGTTGAATCTAAGTCACCAAATCTTTCCTTAAAGTCAGCAAATGATCCAACAGTTACTGGAATAAATGCTGGACCAAACTCTGATGTCCCAATGACTCCTGCTGGAATTCCTGCAACTTCTTGAACTCTTCCTGAGAGGTCGATCTCTCTTTCAAAAAATCCTGGCGATCTGAAGGTCTGCTCGGCCATAGATCATTCTCCTCTAAAATCAATCTACACAATATAACTATTGTCTCGAACTTCAAATGTCCTATTCAGTGTCTGTATCATTTATCGTTTCTAAGTCTACCACAATTCTAGAGCTAGCTACTGTCTCCCCAGACCTCTGATTCCTAGTTAAAATCTTGACATATTTTGAACTCTTGTCTCCAGAAAATGGGTCTTTTATGGTCTCTAGAACCCTCACACCCCTTCTTCCTCTTTGTACAGAATCTTCACTTGTAAAACCTTCGTTCTCAACATCACTAAGTATAAATTTATCAACATCATTTTGAGATGGTCCTTTTGCCGATGTTGATGATACTTGTGTACCAACCTGTTTCATGCCAAACTCTATCTGAGGTGCTGAAAGGAATCTCCTATATGGGTTTGGTAATCCCTCAATCTTAGGTGCAATTATAAATCCAGGGACTTTTATCTTAAAATTGTACTTAATAACCCTTTCACTGTCTGTATAGTCGTTAAAATTAGTATCTGCTGAAAACTGTCCTTGAAAATATGCAACAAGCTCATATCCGCCAGATGTTATTATCTGAAATGCCTTCTCCTGTCCGTCAAATTGTACAAGCATTGACTCTAAGAGCTTGTTCATATTTTGCATATACTGAGTCCAGAATGTAACATCATATTCTATCATTATAAATTCAGGGTATGGAATTGTGATGATCTCAAATATGTTATTACCAAGGTCTGGATTAAATAAATCGGTTGGGCTTCCATTTATAAATGACAGCCCTGTTCCATTTCTTCTAGATGCTATCGTTCCTGGCTTTGCTTGAAGCCCGGGAAATTCTGATTTGTTGCCAAAATTTCCTCTTGTTGAAACATTTGATTGATTCTTTAGTCTTTTCTTATTTACAATATTCTGATAGTCTCTGTCAGAAGAGTCAAGCCTTCTTCTTACTGTATAGTCTATCTGATCTCTTGTTGCTATTGGTGTTCCGTACCCGCCAAGATCAGGTGTGTAATCTATTGTTCCTCTCTCAATTGATATAATTGGTAGAATAAGTGTATTATTGACATCTCTAAAGTTTGCTGATCTTCTAGTTAGAGCGAATCTTTCTCCAGCAGCAAAAACTACTGGCACCTTTTTACTTGTTCCGTCAACCTCTACTGAGAAATCGAGTCTATCATCAAACAGTTTAAATAAGGCTCTATCTATATCCTCCACACCGCATGAAGGAATTTCAAAATCATTCGCTACGTTTGTTCCTTCAAACTTTTTAGGAATTCCAGCAGACATTTATACCTCCCTTATTTCTCATCATAAAAGCTAGAGCCTGTCTTTCCTGAAGATCCTCTTGTTGAAACTTCAGACGGGCCTGAAATTGGTTCTTCGAGAACTCCTTTCTCCCTAAGATTTCTTTTATCTGCAGTCTCACCAAGCCTGTTGTTCTCAAAGCCTCTCTGTTGAACAAATGTCTCCTGAACTGCATCATTATCTGTATACTCCTCACTAGTTGGACCAAAGATTTTTGATACAAACTGCCCAGCCCTAGCCTGCCGTCCCTTGACAGTGATGAAGCTCTTGTATTCAATTTCACCAAATATATCCTGTGAATCTGGTGCTGTAACTACTTCAAAGAATACAGTTCCGTAGCTAAAGAAATCCCCCTCTAATATCTTAATTCCTTTCTCAATAAGATCTCTCTTTTGTATATAAGCCTCGATTCCGTAATATTCTTCACTTCCAAACTTATTTGTCTTGATCGCCTGCGGTTCATACTTTACAAGAGCATCGATGGCTATCGGTGTCTCAAATATTTTTTCAGGAGCTTCTTCATAGACATCATGAACATTTGTCTTGATCTCTGATATCTGAAAATAGTATATTGTTTGACCGATTACATCCTTTACCAGCTCTTTAGCTGTGTCATTTATGAAATCTATCTCTCTTGGTGTAATAAAAAGTCTTGCCATCTATCACCCCATAAAGATGCTAAAGCCGTTAGGCATTGGTGTAAATTTTAATTGCTTTTGTATAAACTCTGCTCGACTTGAAGCTGTCTCCATTATCTTATCGTATGTAAGCGTCTCAAGCATCTCCTTTAGCTGCGTAACAAGTGCATCTCTATCGGCCCTTCCCTGTGTAATTAAGTCAGCACCGTTTAATGAAACCTCTGCACCAGGAACTGGTATACTTCCAAACTTTGACCTGACAAGACCAAGTTGCTCTCTGGACAGTGCGAGTGCATACTGTCTTATCCACTGCCTTCCTATGCTGTTAATCTTATTATAGTTGAGATTTCCAAATGGAATATTGGAAAGATTTGACACCCCATCTATTGTCTCATCATGATATGATGGATTAAGAGGATCAGGGTAATACATTACGCGAAGATATAGCTTTTTTGAATTTGTTGAGGTTGGTGTTGGAAATATTCTTATATTTGTTCCAATAATCTTATATGAGTAATTTGACCTTCTAACCCTGTTTGAGAGATCTAGCTGTCCAGCTCTAAGAATATCTTCAAAGACAGGAAGTACATAGAATATTGTCTCAGGTGTAAATGACTCAAAACTAAACTCATTGTTAAGATAGTTTATAGCAGAAGTTGTGTCAAAAAATCTATATGCACCCTCTGGACCAAAATGAAATACCTCACTAATCTTAAGCTTTGTACGTGGGCTTGCATTTGTTCCTGATGTAAATATCACGTCACCGTCTGCATTTTTTAGTTCAGAGTATATGTCGTAATCCTGCCTATTGTTTTCAAGATCTATGGATCCCGATATCATATTATATGATCCACCGACACCTGCCTCCATGGCATATGGTTCAGCAAATCTTATAAGGTACTCAAGATTCTCTCTTGGGTACTTTCCTTCTGATCCTGACATATGTCCGTCTGACCCTGTTGTTGGCATTCCTAAGAATTGAACCAATTGAGACTTTGCTTGGTATTGATTAAGAATTGACCCATATTCGAGACAAGACTCCTCTAGGTTTGCCCATATCTGCTTTTTTGTCAGCTCAACAGACAGGATATCGTCGCCCATCTTTCTCTTAACAAATGTGACTATATTGTCAGCCTCGCCCTGAAAGTCAGTATCAGAGTCGAAGAACCCAAAGGGTGTAGGATTTGTTGTATCTGAAAAAGTCGCCATTGATACTCCAGTTGATTCAATAACTATCCATAAGTATGGACTCAAACTGGAGATTCAACAATGAAAATATGGCACAATAACGCTGCTAGGATGTCTTCAGCATATTTGAATAAAAATCTTTTAAAGATTTCTTATTTTTTACTCAATTCCGCCCAGAGCAGAAATGGCCACAAGGCCTGGAAGGCCCTCTCTAACGTATACACCTGAGAATAAAGCGTCAGTTCTCCCGCCGACATAAGAGATTGCTGCCTCAAGCTGTGTGCTAATTGATGGATCAGAAGCCATCGCCTCAGTAACAACGAGAAGAAGAACTCCTGTCTTTATCTTGCCGCTTGGAGAGGGACAGGGAGACTTTGTCATGCAATTCTGATAAATCATAGACCCTAGATTTAAATCGCTTGGATCTTTAACAACAGTAGTTCCTAGAAATAGTCTTCCACTTGTTGATAGACATGCTTCAAGATCTTTTGAATCAAATGTCTGAATCGGGGATGACTCAGATGACAACTTAAGCACCTGGGCGATCAATTTGGCAAAGTTTTTATTTGCTGTAGGGTAGAGGCCTAACATTCCTACCTTGCCTCTTAGAAGCTGAAGCTGTCTCTCATTGTCTATGACAACGTGTGAAGATCCTGAGACATCAGACAGAAGAGCCTCATAGTTCTTCTTAATTGTTGGGTTTAGGAGCTCCTGTGCTGTCGGTGCTGTCACGACATAGACCACATTTCCTGAAGCTGAAACAGACTTAAGATATCTCTGAAGCGCTGAATCTAGTGAGTGGCAAGAGCTTCCGGTTCCGCCGCCGCCGCCTGCGAGTACGAATAGCCAGTCAACCCTTCCGACCTTTGATCTAAGGTGATCCTCAACCAGCGCACTATTGTTGGATAGAATTTGACGGCCTAGCTCAACATTCTTTCCTACTCCGTCTGCACCTGGAATAAGAAGAAAGTGATCAGCGCCTAGACCTGTTGGCTGATCCTTGTCTGTTGTGTTTACGACAAGAGTTTGAGTAAATCCTATGTCGATAAAAGCCTTGGCCATCTTTCCGCCGCCGCCTCCAACACCTATAAACCCTACTGAAAGAGATGAGGGTGCTGAATTTTCAGGAAGCAGTGTTCCACTTTCTCCCTCTACTGCATCATCGTAGTCGGCTACAAAATCAAAATCGTCATTAGTACTAGTCATATCTCTCTTAGTCTCCCTTTTGGGTGAGCTCTTCTCTCGCTCTTGTTTGTTATTGTTGTCTAGTGTTAGGTTATTTTCCACCACATCTTTGTCGGCGTAAAATTTAGAGACTGTTTCTTTCTTCTTGCGCTTTTTTTGCTTGTCTTCCCTGAAGTTTTTCTTTAGATTGCTCAAGCCAGAAGCCATGAATTACCTCTATAGATAATTATTCCCCATACAAGAATAAAAAAAGACACCCTATAGCAGGGCGTCTTTATAGATTGTGTAAGATGCGTTCTATTGGAAACTAACGTACTTAATAATCCATGCCATTGTACCAGCAGTTGTTACTGAATGATCTGTTAACGTGGTATTAAGATAAATTGTTCTTGCTGAAGTTGTGTATGAAGCGTCTGCGCCGAGGTCTGTGTGATCTGTTGTTTCACGAACCATTGTAAGTCTAACTAGACCGCCTGCTAATAAGTCTGTTCCATCACCACCAGCATCAATGATGTCGTCAGCGTGAGTTGCAACGATCTGGGCACCGGAGCTTGATGTTCCGACCTCATACCCTAGATCAGCACTGGCTGCTGTAACCGGTCCTGTTAGGCAGAGCAGATCAATTCCCATAATAAAGGTATTTGCAGGCTGTGCCCACTCGACGATTGAGTCTGAGTTCTGAACAAATCCAGTTGTGTTCTTGACAACTGCAACTTTGACAACTGAGTTGCTGTCATCTAGCGTGAGAGGCATTGTGCTACCAGCCTCCTGGACTAGACCTCTACCTCCATCAATTTTAATACTTGGCATAATTTCTCCTTTTTTAGGTTAGTGTTTGCCCTACATGCTTCCGATGCTAGCGTGTAGGTTCCGCCTTATACCATGCATCGGGCTTAATGCTAAGTATTGAACCATGGCCAATTAATCAAAAATATATCCAAACTTTTCTTCCCACATTGAAAGCTTATCAGCTATATGAGAAATGGTCCACTCGTTAAAATAATTCTGGTATGGCATTTTTATCTTTCTCTGACTGCTTTTTAACCTAGGGAGTGTTGAAGTAGGTATGTTGATATCTTTGCAAAACTTATCATAGTCTGGTTGAAGATTCTCGTATCTAAGAATATAGTCATAATCTTCTTGATAGTATTTTTTATTTATATCTACAAACCAGTCAAGAACATTCCTATTCTTTTCAAGTCCAAATGGCCCTCTAAAGTCTCCGCGTAGCTGGCAAAATATCTCGAGCTTCTGGCGTAGTGTTTCTGCACTATCTAGCAGTGTTGGTGCTGCTTCTGGATGACTTGAAGGAGTAAAACCTAGATCACCATCACCTTTGTGTGCGACGCCATTGGAATCAATGTATCCGCTTTGTGAAGGATAAAAAGACCACCAGAAAAATGAGACAATCATATCCCAAGGATTTCTCACTATGGTTACTTTTTTATATTCACTTCCAATAGACATTAGATCTAAAACCTGCTCAGGTAGCGCATGCATGTGAAATTTTGGCTCTAAGATCTCTACTCTCAATCCTGATTTAATCATTTCAGGCGTGACTTTGTGAATATTTCCACTTTTTTTCATTATCTCTATTGCAACATCACCCTTGTGTGTATGTCTCACTATATTATTTCTAGTTGGATATTCATAATCACTTGATGAAATCTCATCTATGTGGTTTGTACCCGTTAAAATATCATCATCGCTACAGTGTCTACTTAATGCAGCTTCAACACTAGACCCTGCAACCTTCATTGGCTTAAAGAATATAAACTTATTCTTGTGTGAGATAATCATTCTAAATAGTATCAATTTATATCAATCAGTTAACAGATAAAAAAAGAGGCGGCTCCAAAGAGCCGCCTCAGCTTTAACTATGGTGTTATCTTAGATAACGTCCATATCCATACATGTTACTGTACCGTAGAAGTCAGCACGAACCATCTTCTTGCCGTATCGGGTCATCACGCCCTTACGGGGTGTGAAGTCTTCCGGCTGGAAGATAGTAGGAGTGACGATCAGCGGTACGTAAGGTGCGTATACGTATCCTGTCTCAAGGTAGCTTCCGCCCTTGTAACCAACGAGGACCTTGTTCCGTGGGAAGTATGGATCCTTGTAGACTGTGAAGCGGTTACTTAGAGAACCGATCTGTGCAGCACCCAGTGAGAATGGAGCACCGACCTGTCCGTCGCCGTCGAGCTTAAGTGCTGGCTTATAGAGCACTGATGCTTCGAAGATTGTAGCAACATCTGGTGAGGTTACGATGAAGTTAGCTGAACCACGAAGTGTCTTTCTGTGGATCTCATTAGCAACATCGATGATTGTCTCAGTCAATGTCTCGTACCACTCACGAACTGTACCAGTAAACTGGGGTCCGGACGAGAGGCTTGAAGCCTTATCTTGCTCTGCACCTGATCTCTTGTTAACAAACTTACCAGGCATACGTGACCAGTAGAAGTTAGCACCCTGTGCTTCAACGAGTAGATCATTTAGGATCTCTCTATCGATCTCAAGTGCAACTTGCTCTGATAGGATCTGAGTAAGCTCGACCTCAGCGTCAAGGCTGTGGTAGGCGTTCAAGTCCTGAGCGAGCTCTGGTGACCAGCGAGCACGGAGCTTACGGGTTACCGCTGTAACAGCGATTGACTCGATCTTGATGTCGATCTCAGGGATGATCGGTGATGGTGAAGATGTATTAAAGTTCGACTCAAACGAAGGAATCGTTAGTGCAGAACCATCTCCGCTATCAACATGAAGCGTAGGTGATATAACAAATGACGCTGTAATGTGGTGACCGGTTGCATGCTGTGTGGCATTAACACCTGAAACAACTGTTAGTAGAACACCATTCGATGTATTTCTATTAGCGAAAGGATCAGATGAGAAGATACCTGTTGCTGTATCGTATGTACCGATCTGATTTAGACGTCTAATATTCTTGATATTGCTTCCGCCCTGAATTGAATCTGGTAGGTTCTTATAGTTGAATGTAGTTGCATCAGCATCTGAAACAGTCTGACCACTGAATAGTCCAACTTCTTTTGCCTGTGTAAGGTCAACGCTGGCTGGGAATGAACTCAGATTCCATAGAATGAATGAGAATCTTCCTGTGCCGCACTGGCCGGGATCTTCTTCAATTAGCTTTGTGATCTGTGGGTCAAACTGTAGTAGCTTACCGTCTGTACCTGTTGCAACACAAAGTGTATCCTGTGTAACGACCGATGCTGAATTACCATATGCACCAGATGCAGCAGTTGTCAAAGTGGATGATGATGTGTGGACCTTGGAATATCCTGATCCAACAAGATCATACTGACCTCCGCGACCGAGTGATCCTGAGCGGATACCCTTTCCTGCAGGTGAGTTATAGATTGATTGACCAACAGCATATGTCTGAGCATCAACAGTTCCTGCAGCGCCAGATGCGTTGTTAGTATCACCACCACGACGTGAACCGTAGGTGTAATCCAGATAGAAAAGCAGTCCTGATGGAAGGCTCATTGGCTGAATTGAAACTAGCTCATTGGCTACAAGTCCACCGAAAACTCGACGAACGATTGGGAATGCGATATTGGTGAAGCCCTGAAGATCTCCAGAAGCTGTACCGGCACCGGCACCCGTTCCGACTGAGTTGGCTTCTCTAAGAAGCTGTGCAGCCTGATTTTCCAGAAGGCTTGCCATGTTCTCGCGATGCTGACCGTCAAGACCTCTGAGAAGTCCGGTACGTGACCACTTCTCAACAAGTCTCTTGTTCTGAGCACCGAGATGTCTTTGGCGAATTCCCTCTGTTAACTGATTTAACGTAAAGGTTTTACTCATCTTAATTTACTCCTAAGTTTGATGAATTTGTTAATTAATACCCGCGAGTGTTGCCCACCTGCTAACTTCGGCTACTGAATTATTTGTAGATGAAGCCTGCTTCGTGGCTCGCGATGCGGAACCAAGATTTCTTCGAACCGCTGACTCGTTCAGCGTCCTTCCACTCTTTTTATTTCCAATAGATTCGGTAAGACTCTTATAAAGAAGCTTTACCTCTCTAAGGCTATTGGCACTGTCAAGAGCCTCAATTATGGATCGACGCTGCGAGGAAGAAACGTCCTTATTCTGAAGCATCTTATTTACATAGAGAAGCTTCGCATTGAATAGATTCATTTCCGTTAATTGCTCACGAAGTGATTGAACTGCACTTCTGTATTCATCGAGCTTAGAACCCATGGCACGATTATTACGGCCCTGATTTAAGATGGCTCTGCGCAACTTTTGATTTTCTTGCTTTACAGTACTTGATGAACCATTTTCTGTTCCACTAGTACTAGCATTTGGTTTCTTACTCTCAGAGAGAGATGTTTTCATTCTTCTAATTTCTGATTTAAGCATGTTAAGATCTACATCAACGGTCTCAGCTAGATCCTCGGGCTCTTCTTCTCCCTCTGGGGGAGCTTCTGCACCGAGATCAAGATCAGCAAGACCGGCTTCGAGGTCGGCAGCTTCTCCAGCGCCACCGCCGGTGAGCGCATCTAGAATTGCCTGTTCTAGGTCATCCATGGCTGCATCAACTGGCTCTGGAAGATCTCCTTCTCCGCCTCCGTCATCAACAGGTGGGAGCTCTCCTAGATCTCCTAAGTCCATATCATCTGCAGGTGGGACTTCATCAGCACCAGCATCATCTTCAGGAGCATCTTCTTCATCTTGTTCAAAAAGATCGTACTCATAAAGATCCTCATCATCCATTTCAGAGAGCATCTCTCTAATCATCTTTTCTTCAAGATCTTCCTTTTCACCAGCAGCTTCGTGAAGGCTGCTAACGATATCATTAAGATCGACCTCGTAAAGTGTTTCACGTCGTCTTGACATTTCAGAATTCTCCTTAATACTGATATTGTTCAATTCCTGCTCTATAACTATTCCCTCAGGGGATAAAGTTCCAGAATCATCTCTTAGCTTTTCAACTATTTGTAAAAGTTTCTGCCGCTTACTTTTTCCTAAAAGAGCTGCAGATTCATTAAATACATTTAAAACATCCATATTTTTTTCTGATGAAATCTTTCCAGATGGGTCAATTAGTTCTGAAAGTGTCTTAAGTGCAGACTCATCAAGCACTATATCTTTAGATCTATCCTGTGATATTTTTTCAACTATTGAATCTTCTCTATTGTTAGAGATTTTTTCAGATTCACCAGATATTAGCTGCTCTTCTATAAACTTTCTAATCTTTGGTGTTACAGCCTCAACAACTGCCTGTTTTGCATTTTTTTCAGCGACTTCTCTAAGTTGCCTTGCGTCTGCAATTGCTTCATCATAAAGAGACTTGGACATTATTTGCTCCGTTTACTAATTTAAATATTATTCACTATCATAAACTACAATACGATTTATTCATAAATCATCATTTGATTTATTTTTTTGCTTATTTGTAGATATTCTGGCCTTTGCTACAGCCTTAATATCAGGATATAAAATATCTTCTAGAGTGTACGCGTGTATATCGTCACTAGGATCATCTTCATGTGTTCCAAGGTGAAGCGGAGCATGAGATGTTCCGTACTGTGTCCCAGTCCGCTTAAGGGGTCCAGGGTTAAATGCAAAATTAGATGAAGATCCCCCAATTGCTGGACCATCAAAGCTTCCATATAAAGATTTCTTTGGAATTGGTGAAATAGTTCCATGTAAACTATCACCCTTTCTAATACCAATACTGGACTCAGGTATTCTAACTCTTTGATTTGACACAAATGACGCACGATCCGCCCTTCTGGAAGGATCGGTTCTCACAAAGTTTTTATTTATCATTCTTACAAACTTGTCCATTAGAACGGGATCACCTGAAAAAACCTCATCCTCGACATTATTCTTATCTATATCAGTAGATGGTGGCTCAACATAGGGATACACAGACCCTTTTTTATACTGAATATCGAATTGTGGATCTGTTGTGCCATATCCCGCACCCTTTCTATCGTCATAGGGTGTGTATGAAGTAGCAGGCGGTCCCTTTATTGACTCTTCTATTCTTTTTAATTTATAATAACTCTTACTACGTTGGCTAAGATGTTTCAAGTTACACCTTGCCGTCAGAGCCCTCATAAGATCTTCCAGAGATATATGACCCAATTGTCTGTGTTGATATTCCTGCAGATGTAGCAACTGGGCTTACAGTTCCCCCGAGGCCAGATCCAAATTCAACTCCAGCTGAAGGTAGGTCACCTGTGAATTCATCCTGGTCATTTGGAAATACACTTCCTGGACCGGGTGATGTTGGATTTGGAATATATGGAGATGCTGGAAGACCTCCACCACCAGTCTTTACATCTCCTAGAGAAGGTGCATCTGTGTAGTTTAGATCAAGTGTTCCAAACATGTAGCCACCATCGTTAACAACTCCATTTGAGTTGCCTGTGAGGTCATCTCCTGCCCCTCCATTTCCATTAAGTGCGGATACACCGATGTTTAAAACAGATTCCTCATTATAGTCTGTGTAGAGAGGTGATGTAGAAAATAAAGCTTTAAGATTTTTATCACTTCTATTTCCCATGCCGCCCTCGCCTACTGGGCC